GCCATGTATAGCACCTGGACAACTCCCCCTGCTCCTGCAACTGAAGTTGCTGCTGCATTAGCAGTAACAAATGGTGTTGGAACAATTGATCGTGTGACAGGTGACTGGACTACTGCATTGGCAGTAAATGATTTTGCTATCATATCAAGTGCTGCCAATGCTGTAAATAATACAGTTATCTTTATCACAGCGTTAACATCTGATATCATATCTTTTGTTGGACCTGCCACTATGGTTGCCAATGCATCTGATACATTTACGCTGACTGCTTTGTCTGCTCTTACCATTGGAACAACACGTCGTTCATTTGGTATGGAAAAGAAGTTTAAAGATATTGTTCAGAATATTTCATACTCTGGTATGCGATCATCTGGTTTTACTCTTGATGCATCAGTAAACAAGATTGTATCTGGATCATTTAAATTCATGGGATCACAGACAGAACAGTCTTCTGTGTCAATAGCAAATGGGCACACTCTGAATGCTGCAGATGCATCACCGTTAATCAATGCACAGTTGGATATGGGTTTCATTTCAATTGATGGTGTTATCGTGCAGTATACAATTGAAAGCATTGGTGTTGATCTTAACAACAATGTTAAGCCAGAAGAGGGTGTTGGTTTTGTTGGCGCAAAGAATCAGATCCCATTTGAAGCTGCTGTTGGTATCAAAATGACTGCTCACCTTAGTGGTGCAAACATTGCACTGATTCAGAAAAAGAAAACACAAGCACCAATATCAATGACATTCTTTTTGCGTGATGTTAATGGTGATGGTTATGCTTTCCATGTTCCAGAAGCACAATTATCATTCCCTGATCCAAACATGGGCGGCAAAAACAACCATGTTATGTTAACTATGTCTGGTGTTGCTAGATATTCTGCATCTCTTGGCAACACAATGAAAATTGCTCGCATAGGTGCGGTGTAAAATGAAACTCAATATCCCTAAAACAGATGTTGTGCTTACCAAGGATGGTAAGTGGTTTCCATACATCAATGGATTTGAAGTCAAGGTTGCGCGTTTGAATAGTAGAGGATACATCAAGGCACTTCAGAAAGCCATGAAAGAAAATGCTGAGCAGATATCAGAAGACAATGATAAGAGTGCTGAGCTTCAACGAAAACTAATGGCAGAGATATATGCTGACCATGTGTTGGTTGATTGGCGCGGTCTTGTTGATGAAGATGAAAGCCATGGTGATACAATTGTTCTGATTCCATACTCAAGACAGTTGGTCATTGAACTTTTATCTGATGCTGGTTACGATCATTTGTATAAATTTGTTACAGCAAAAGCAAATGTTGAATCAAATTACTACATTGAACAATCAAAGGACTCAGTAAAAAACTAACAGAAAAGCTGGAGTGGGAGTGGAACTTTGGAGGGCATAATGAGTTCTTCAAAGCAAAAAGTGAGCTTGGTCTGCCAACTCCACTCGATAGCCTTCCAGAGTTAGACCAAGCTCAATATGATGTATGGTTAGCTTTTTTGCGATTTGATGCGATTTACAAAACAGGCGGCATACCATTTAGTGAAATAAAAAGCTACATGGAAATGTTTGATATTGATGATGTTGATTTTTTCTATAACTCAATAGTTATATTGTCTAAGAAAAAATTGGAGCTTATTGAAAATGGCAATAAAGACTAACATTGATATTGAACTGAATACTCATGGAGCTGAGGGCAAACTTGATAATCTAAAAAATAAATCAAAAGGGACTGGTGAGGCAATGGGGTTGCTCAAGCGAGCAGCACTTGCCATTTTCTCAGCACAAGTTATCAAGAGTGTAGTTGACACTAGTGTACAATTTGAGAAGATGAATGCATCTTTGAAGACTGTGACTGGCTCAACTGATGCGGCAAAAGTAGCATTCAAAAATATTGAACAATTTGCTACTGAGACGCCATACCAATTAGATCAAGTTGTTGGCGCATTCATTAAGCTCAAAGCACTCGGCCTTGACCCTTCCAATGAAGCATTGCGAAGCTATGGCAACACCGCATCTGCAATGGGCAAAGACATCAATCAGATGATTGAGGCAGTTGCCGACGCAGCCACAGGTGAGTTTGAGCGATTAAAAGAATTTGGCATCAAGTCAAAACAAAATGGTGATAATGTATCATTCACTTTCCGTGGTGTGACAACAACAGTAAAGAAAAGTACTGATGAGATAACAAAATATCTTCGCAACATTGGTGATACGGATTTCTCCACTGGCATGGCTGACCAGATGGATACAATGGGTGGTAAGTTTTCAAATTTACAGGATGCTGTTACTAGATTATCAACTGCATTGCTTCAAGATACAGGGCTTGCCAACTTATTGAAGGATGTTGCCACTGGTGCAACTATTCTCGCTAATGCTTTATCTGATACAATAACAAATTTCAACAAGCTTGATGTTCTTAAAGTGGCAAGGCAGATTGATCAGCTTGTTGAGCGAAAGAAATCATTGCAAGGATTTGCCGATGGAACTGCAGATGTAACAGATAAATTAAAAGCATTAGCTAGTGGCGTTGGTCTTGCTGATATAAACAATGCTGGCAGGGCAATAACAGAACTTGATCGCCAGATACTTGAACTGCGCAACCAGATTGTTGATGCATATAATGATGCAAGTGATAGCCCAATAATTCCACCAGCAGCAAAGAAAAATGTTGAAGATTTAACAAAAGAGATTGTTAAAGACACAAGCATAATGGGCCTTGCTCTTGATAAAATAGATCAACAATTTGCTGATCTAGATGATGTGTTATCAAATACTTTTGCTGGCCTTGATCCTGTTGTTGTTACTGATACAACAGCTGCTTTTGATGATATGGACAGGGCACTTGATCTTGTCATTGCTCAGTTTGAGCAACTTGATCAGGAAACAGCAAGAGGCATTGCTGGTCTTGATGATCTTGGCAAGAAAGGTGATGAGAGCTTAAAGCTAATTGAAAATGCAGCCGGTAGCATGGCTTCTGCTCTTGAAGATGAATTAGTCAGCGCAGCACTAAGTGGTGAATTTAGTTTCAAACGTATGGCAGATGCAATCATAGCAGATTTAGTTAGAATTGCAATAAGAGCATCAATCACTGCTCCAATAATGGGCATGTTTGGAATCACACCAAGTGCAAATGGCAATGTATTTTCAGGAGGAAGCATAATTCCATTTGCAAATGGAGGAGTGGTAAATAAACCAACATTATTTCCAATGGCAAATGGTGCTGGCTTGATGGGTGAAGCAGGTCCAGAGGCAATCATGCCATTATCAAGGGGTGCTGATGGAAAACTTGGTGTTAAATCACAAGGAGGTGGAGACTCAACAATTATCGTAAATAATTATTCAACTGCAAAAGTAACAACACAAGAATCAACTGGTATTGATGGCAAGAAAATGATTGAAATGTTAATTGAAGATAAAATGAATGGAATGGTACAGTCAGGCAAAATGGATAAATTATTAAAACCATATGGAATTAACAGAAGAGGTGCAGCATAATGGCACAAACATGGCCTGGAACATTGCCACAATATTTTATTGCTGGAACATACACTGAAGCACCAAAGAATCAATTCATAAGAAGTAATGTTGATATTGGTCGACAAAGAAAAAGAAGAATGTTTACTGCAGAGCGCAAGTCAGTTGTTGGCACTATGCGAATGACTCGTGCACAGATAACAATCTTTGAAACATTTTATTTCACAACATGCCTTGGAGGCATAGATACATTCAACCTGACTGATCCATTTGATTTATCTGTGCGTGAGTATGAATTCATTGATCAGCCATCTTATGCACATATTGGTGGCGATCAATATGATGTTAATTTTAATCTTGAGATAATTCCATGACAACGTCACACGCACAATCACAGATACGCGCACCATCACAGAGTAATGTGTATCTTACTCTTGTTACAATTCATACTACGCCACCAACTCGTATGGTGAACAATAATGTTAATGTTGTCAGCAGAGGGAATACATTTACAGCAATGCCATTAAGCGTTGAACTTTCTCCTGATGATGGCGATACAATGCCAAGTGCAAGAGTTATATTTGATAACATAACACTTGAAGCAATTGATTGGGTACGGGCACTAACAACACCAATTGAAATAACAATTGAAACAATATTCTCTGGTGAGTTTGATGTTGTTGAGCAATCAATATCAAATCTTTTAATTAATAAGATTACATATGATCAGTTTTCAATCACTGCTGTGTTGAGTGCTGATGACGATTTGAATCAGGCATTGCCATCAGATAGATATACTGCTTTACAATGGCCTGGTTTATATTAAATGATTGCTGATTGGGCTGAAAAATATGTAAATATCCCATATAAATTAAATGGAAGAGATTATGGTGGGTGTGATTGTTATGGATTGGTTTGCATAATTTATAAAGACTCTATGGGTCTTATTCTTCCTAGTTTAGCGGGAAGTTATAGCGAACTAGGGGGAAGCCTAGTATCATTGTATGAGGATAACAAGGGCAACTGGCAGCAAGTTGACTCACCTTTGATTGGTGATGTAGTTTACTTTAATGTTTCAGGGTTTCCAGTTCATGTTGGTGTTTATGTTGGTGATAATTGTTTTATCCATAACATAAAAAATAATGGCTCATCATCAATAGGTGATGTTACTCATGCTAAGTGGAAGCACAGACTAATAGGATACTGGCGATATGACAACAGCAGTGCATAGAACTCTTTTCACAAAAAGAGAAAATGATAAAAGAATATTGCTGCCAGTTGGGTCAACAGTTCAAGACTTTGTTGATGCAATGAATTATCCTGCGTCTCTTCATGGATCTGTACGTGCTTACATTGGTGGCAAAATAATCCTGCAGCAATACTGGAAAGTTGTTCGCCCACTTGAAGGGCATGATATTGAGATGGTGCTTATCCCACAAGGTGATGATAACACTTTAAGAATGATTGCCTCGATAGCAATTGTAGTTGCATCAAATGGCGCTGGTTCAGCATTTGCAGCAGGAGCAACTCAAGGTGCTGCTTATTATGGTGGCATAGCATTGACAGTTGGCCTTGCTGTATCTGGTATGCTAATCCTAAATGCATTGTTCCCACCACCAGAGCAATTTGGACCAGATGAA